TTCCGTGGCATGTCGAACGCCGCAACGCGGAGGGCGAGTGGGAGCGCGTCCCCGATCACCCACTGCAAGCGCTGCTCGACGAGCCCAACCCCGAGTTCACGCAGCGCCAGATGATCGGGCGCTTGGTGCAGTGGCTCGACCTGGGCGGCAACGGCTACTGGCTCAAGGTCCGCGCGGGACGGCGTAACGTCCCGGCAGAACTGTGGCCGGTCATGCCCGATGGGATGCGCGCGCTCGCCGGCACGGGGCAGGGCGGCGACCTCATTGCCGGCTACCGCTTCGAGTCGAACGGCGTCACGGCAACGATGGACGCCGCCGACGTGATCCACCTGACCTACCCCAATCCCGGCTCGTTCTACTACGGCATGGGACCGTTACAGGCCGCGGGCATGGCCGTGGATATCGACACCGAGGCGCAATCGTTCCAGAAAGTGAGCCTGCAAAACCGCGGCATCCCCGATGGCGTGTTCACACTCGACGGCCAGGAAGTCAGCCGCGAGGAATACGAACAAGCGCGCCAGCAGGTCCGCGAGCAGTACCAGGGCCGTGAAGCACACCGCGCGCCCTGGGTCGTCGCTCAGGCGAAGTGGCAGCAGATGAGCCTCACGCCCGCAGAGGTCGACTATATCGGCACGCGCAAGGAGTCGCGCGTCGAGATCTTGTCGGCGCTCGGCGTGCCGCCGCCGATGGTCGGCGTCTACGACGACGCGACGCTCGCTAATATCGAAACGGCGCGGCGTATCTTCTGGATGGACACGATCGTGCCGCTACTCGAAGAACTGCGCGACATGCTCAACGCGGCGCTCGTGCCCGAGTTCGCCCGCGTCGGCGATCTCCGCATCGTCTACGATACGAGTCAGGTCGCCGCACTCCGCGAAAATTTCACCGAGAAGGTCGAGGCCGCCGAGCGGCTTTGGAACATGGGCGTGCCGTTGAACATGATCAATCAGCGGATGCAGCTCGGCATCGAGGACGTGCCCGGCGGCGACACGGGCTACATCGCAGCGAGCAAGATTCCGGCAACAGCGGCGACCGCCGGCGGCGAAAGCGGCGACGGCGAGGGCGCGAGCGATGGCGACGAGACCGGCCCGCAGCAGCTATCCGAGTCGCAGGTGCAGACGATCCTCACGATGATCGAGCAGGTCGCGCGCGGCGAGTTGCCGCGCGATTCCGCGGTGCAGTTGATCGCCGGTAGCTTCCCGGTCAGCGAGGAAGATGCCGAGGCGATGGTCGGCGAGGCCGGCGACGGCTTCACGATCGAGTCGGACGACGAGCAGCGCGCCGACGTGCGCGAGCACGCGCGCAAGCGAATGCGGGCGCGGGGCGTCGGCACGACGAAGGATCTGGCCCGACTCGCCTATGGCGTCGACTGATGGCAAGGCGCTTACTCAATAGCGACCGCCGGCAGGAACAGACCACGCAGCAGCGCCTATTTGTGCGCCTCGCGAATCAGCACAAAGGCGACCTGCGCACAGCGATCCGGCAGGCGATGAAGTCGGGCGCTTCGGCGTTCGAGTCGGACGGGCGCAGCGCGATCGCTGCGGCAGTCAACGACGAGCGCCAGCGCATCGCCCGGCGCATCGAGGCGATGCACCGGGCGGCGTTTGACACGCTCGGGCGCCGGGTACTCGACGCCGCCCTGGAAAAATCCCGCGCCGGCGCCGGCCACGAGTTCAAGATCGTGAGCGAGGATCCCACGGAGGCGTTCGACGAAGCCCTGAGGGCGTTCGTCGCCGAGCAATCGGCCCAGCAGGTCGAGCGCGTCCTTGACACGACGAACAGCCAGCTTGCGCGCATCATAACCGAGGGCACCCGCGAGGGCGCCGGCGTCGACGAGATCGCCCGGCGCATCCGCACAAGCGCCGACAATATGAGCCGGGTACGTAGCGAGGTCATTGCGCGCACCGAAACGCACAAGGCGGGGCAAAAGGCGCAGGATCAGGCCGCCAAGTCGAGCGGCATATCGCGCCAAAAGGAGTGGATTAGCAGCGCGGACGGGCGCACCCGCACCGACAAGTTCGACCACCTGCGCCCGGACGGGGAAACGGTCGACATTGATGGGCGGTTCAAGGAGACCGGCGAGGAACTGGAGCACCCCGGCGATCCGGTCGGATCGCCGGGCAACGTGATCATGTGCCGCTGCGGCGTCGGCTACGTCGTCGATTGATCCACCCGTCCGCCTGTGCTATCAACGCGGCATCGACCGTGGAGGCACGATGCAGAAAGGCGCAGCGCTGGCAACCGTCCTGCGGCAAATCCAAAGGGCGAAGGGCGTCGAGACTTCGGCGCTGGCCGAGGCCGCCGATATTGACGTAAGCACGATGCGCTCGGTGCTCAACGGGCAGATCCTTTGCCCGCCGGTGCGCCGCTTGACCGCTTGGGCACAAGTGCTTGAGATCACAACCGACGAGTTACGCCGAGCCGCTGAGCGCGACGGCTGCCAATATCGCACCGAGCGCGCGGCCCGCGCAGCAGACCAAGGGGGACGCATGTACCGCAAAGGGCAAACGCTCGCGAGCACGCTAGAAGACGCCATCAGCGCAATCGACCAAAGCGGCGACGACGATCGCAGCCGTGCTGATGTAGTCGATCAGATGGCGAGCGCAGCCAACATCGATCGCTCGACGGTCAATGATATTTTGAGCGCCGAAATCGTATGCCCGCCGCGCGAACGGCTCAACGGCTTCGCCAGCGTCGACGGGCTGCCGTCGTTTAGCGATCTCACCGAGGCGGCGGCGGCCGATGGCTGTGACGAGCAAAGCGGCTCGGCGACGCCGAACTCGCTGAGCAAGAGCGCGAAGGCGGCCGCCGACGATCTGCGCCTCGCGCGAGACATGATCCGCCGCCGGCTGGGCTAATGCCGAGCCCGAGCGGCAACGAAGGCCACGACGCTTTCATCGAGCGGTGCATGGCCGACAGCGAGGCGCGCAATGACTTCCCTAATGCGGACCAGCGCCTCGCATTCTGCGAGTCCCAGTGGGACCGCAGTACCCGACAGCGAAACGAGGGGTCTAGCGTGGAGCGCAAAGCCGTCCCATTCGAGTGCAAAGTCGACAAGAAGGAGCGGATCGTCGAGGGCTACGCCTCGACGTTCGACCGCGACAAAGTTGACGACATTATCCAGCCCGGCGCGTTCCAGAAAACGATTCGCGAACGGCCCGGCGAGGTCAAAGTGCTGTGGCAGCACATGGAAGCGCTCGGCAAGCCGATCCACATGGAAGAAGATAGCACCGGCCTTTTCACGCGATCGCGGATTAGCAAGACCACGCTCGGCGACGACGCGCTCACGCTCATGGAGGATGGCGTAGTTGATCGCATGAGCATTGGCTTCACGATCCCCGATGGCAAAGCGCGTTTCCAAGAGGACGGCTGGACCCGCGAGATCAGCGAGGTCAAGCTGATCGAATACAGCCCGGTGACGTTCGCCGCCAACGATGCGGCCGTGATCTCGGGCGTCAAGGAACTGTGTGAGCACGCGCGCAAGCACGGCCGCGATGCCTTCGGCTACCGCGCCGACGAATTGCGCGATGCGATCAAGCAGCTTTCGGCACTCTTGGAGGCCGACGAGCCGTGCGGCGAAAGCCGTAACACTCGCTCGGGCCAAGAGCCGCCGGCCCGGACAAGCGACCCGCGCGACCAGCTATTGGCCGAGGCGCAGTCGTTGTCCCAAATGGCCACGGCGCTTGCCGTGGACGCAATTCGGCAACGATGAGGTAATGACCAATGGCAGGTGAAGATGAACTCTTGAAGGAGCTTCGCGGCACGAAGGACGCGCTTGAGCAAGCGCGCTCCGATATGGCCGAGAAGTTGAAGCAACAGCAAAGCGATCTCGACCAATACGGCGAGACCACCCGCAAGACGGCCGAGCAGATTGCGAAGGCCGAAAAGCGGCTGCAATCGATCGCCGAGGACGCCAAGTCTTTCGAGGAGCGCATCGGCGAGGTCGAGAAGAAGCTGAACCGCCCCGGCTCGCTCGGCGGCGACGGCAATCCCGGCGAGAAGCTGTGCACGCCGGGGGAGCAGTACGTCATGTCCGACGTTTTCGAGCGTGAGCACGACAAGGGTCGCCCCGCGGGCGAGCGCCTTGAGCTGCGTTCGCTCACCAAGCGCGAGATGAAGGACGTGACCTCGGCCTCGAACAGCGCCGGCGCGCTGATCGACGAAATGCGGCTGCCCGAGATCTTCCGCGATCCGGCGGATCGGCTACAGCATCTTCGCGATCTCTTGAACGTCGGCGAGACTTCAAGCAACGCGATCGAGTATCCGGTCGACTTCGGCGGCTTCACGAACAACGCCGGCCCGCAGGCGTCGGAGTTGGATGCAAAGAACGAGTCGGATCTGTCGACCGAACTCAAGACCGAGCCGGTCAAGACAATCGCCCACTGGATTCTGGCTTCGCGTCAGGTCCTCGAAGATGCGCCGATGCTGCGCAACTACATCGACGGGCGGTTGCTTGAAGGGCTGATGCTTGAGGAGGATGACCAGATCCTCAACGGCGATGGCACCGGCGGCACGTTGTCGGGCATCCTGACCAACAGCAACATTCAAGATATCGGCTCGACGGGCGACGTGGACTCGAACGATACCAAGCTCGACCACGTTCGCCGGGCGATCGCCGCGAGCCGGACCAGCAACTACCGTCCGAACGGTATTCTGGTGCATCCCGAGGACTGGGCGAGCCTGGAACTCGAAAAGGGCTCAGACGGGCACTACATCTGGGTCACGGTGCCGCAGGGCGGCGAGGCTCGACTGTGGCGCGTCCCGGTCGTCGAGAGCAATGCGATGAATCCGGGCGAGTTCTTGGTCGGCAATTGGAATCTCGCGGCTACACTGTGGGATCGCCAGCAGTCGAATATCCGCGTCAGCGAGAGCCACGCCGACTACTTCGTCAAAAATGCGGTCGCGATCCTGGCCGAGCAGCGTCTTGCGCTGACGGTCTACCGCCCGCAAGCGTTCGTGAAGGGCACCTGGCCGAGCCTGACGTAACCGGCAAGGGTCCTGGGGGACCGGGATAGGTGAAAGC